GGGAAAATCCATAGATAGTCCATGAGCGTCTATTTTTGACCAAATAAGATAATTCGTCAGAGGTAAATTCCCCATCAGCATCTTCCATTTCCATCGGCGCCATGAATTCACTACGAGGAAATCCGTAAAGAATCTGTTGGAACGCAGGGTTAGGTGGTATCGGGCGCATGCCTCGGTCGTCAATAAGTGGCTTGATAGTTGAACCATCAAGAACTTGAAATCCGTATAACTCTCCGCCTACTGATTTTTGTGGCCAAATCGCCCACGCATCAATCACTAGAATTTCTTCAAGCGAAAGATTTATCCAATCAGTGAATGTATAACCATTAGCGCGGTCAGGGTTTTCCCAGAATGAACGCAAACGAGCAATATCTTCTGTGAATTTTTCGCGAGCAGAAGCCATCGCACGAACATGGTCTTTGCCTGATTCTGCTGCTATGCGCTCAGACGCATCTTCGCTGAGGACAATATCCCAATCCATGCCTGTAATTTTGTTCTTTACAACTTCTAAGCAACGGCGAATAATATCTACTTGGTCAGCAGTAGCACGAAGCGTCTTGAAAGGAATAAGACGCGTTTCCGTAATATTGATATTCTGCGCAACTTGATATTCATATCGGCGTGGGTCAGGACGACCATCTTCGCGTAATGGATTTATCGCTCCCGGAACAATAGGTTGCCCAGGAGTAAAAGGAACATTTGGCCAAATTGGATTACGAGGTAATCCTACGGATTGACCGTATGTTTGATTCATAGGTCGCGAGCGATTGACCATATCTTGTTCAGAAATAGTCACAGTTCCGGGCGGAAGATTTGGTGCTTTCTGTATCTCCGCCGCAACTGCTCGCGCCAATCTGTCGAACAGACCCACGCTATGCCTCCTAAGCGTGTACGACTACACGATATTGGTTTGAAGTTGGAGCAACTGAGAATAGCAGAGTAATTGAAGTGGTGTTGGTATGTTGAACATCGCAAATCACTTCTGCGTATGGGCTGCTGTTGTCATAAACAGTAACAACAACATCACGAGTGCCGAGGTTATGGGTAATCGTGTATGAGGTGTTTGAACCATCGCCGACATTGGCTGCGTACTTGCGTACAACAAGAGTAGTATCGATAGCGATACCTGCGGAACTGACAGAGATACCTGTGTCAGCAACAGCAGAGAAATTATTGGCTCCGCCGACTGCGCCGAGAGCAACACCATTGCTTGCGGTATAAGTACCAGCACCCGAGAACTGAGTGAATTCAAGAACAGTAGTGTTGAGAGTGATTGGGTTGTCAGTTGTAAGAACCCAGCCAGTATTAGCAAGAGTATCGCCAGTCTGTACGAATGTAAACATACCCGACTTGACTTCAGCAGAGGTATTTGCGTCAGCAGAACGAACAAGAATCCATGGATTAGAACCATCACCCTCTTGTGACAATACATAGATGCCGTTGTATTGACCACCAAGACCACCAAGACTTGCTTCGTTCTTGACGAGGACGCGCTGACCAGCAAGAACTTGGTCGCCATCTACTGTGAGTGTGGTGTTGCTTCCTGCTGTGATTGTTCCGCCATTAGCAGAAGTCCAAGCAGGGCTGTTAGGAAGAATTGCCGCAGTTGCTAGATGAACTGCCTCTTTGATGAGTAGTCCTTGCGCAGTAGCATCAACATACGCCTTAGTTGCTGCGTCACTATCGGCTGATGGTGCTGCGAGGTTCGTAATTTTGTAGTTACCGAAAGACACATCAGCAAGAGGAACAGTAAGCGCAGAAAGATTGATTGCGCTGTGTGCTGCGTTGTCATGAACAGGTGTTCCGTGAGTATGGTCATTACGAGCGAACTCTGTGCCTGAACCATTCGCGGAAGAAGCACCGAAAGTAGTTTGTGCGGTGACATTACCAAAGTTAGGTAGTGCGTGAACATGGTCTGCGCGAGCAGGTGTAGTAGCAGTACCTACGCTGTTAGTTCCACCAGCCGCAAGTGTTTGCGGTGCTGTGCTAGTAAGTGATGGCGTTCCGTGTGTGTGGTCAGCGCGAGCATAGTCGTTGCTGCTACCACTTGACGAAGTATCGCCGTAAGAAGTCTGTGCTGAAACTGTACCGAACGATGAGATTTGGTCCCATGTTGAACCATCGCTGAGATAAAGGAGATTGTTATCTGTCGCGAAATAGAGTGTGCCAGCAGGAACAGTATTAGCCGTAGGGCGATTGCTGAATGTGCCGTATTGAACTTGTGTCGTCTGTACGAAATTGACCCATTGAGTTCCATTGTAAAAATACAGCGTATCGTCTGAGGTGTTGTAATAAATCTGACCATCAAGTGGGCTAGATGGTGCCGTACCGAGGTTCTGAATTACCGCGTTTTGTAATTCGTTCTTGTTCAGGTCAATGCTGACTAGAAATTTGCGTGCCATTATTTCTCCTAGATTACATACGCGGTGCCTGTGAAGGCTGCCGTGAAGGTGATTATCATTGTGTTCTTACTTGGATAACTGAATGTGCCTTCACATTGAGTACCTGCTGAATCAAGCACAACCGCAGTAGGTTCGCCACCAAGATTGTGATTGATTGTCCATGTCGCACTTGAAACTGCTTGTGTGTGAACATAGAAAATCTGTGCTGCTCCGCCTTGTGGTCCGGGAGCAGTAACGCGAATGATTGGCTGCGTTACTTGAACTACTACTGTTTCGTCTGCCATCATGTCCTCGTTACTTGTGGGCTAACTTCAACTGTTCCTTGAACCAGCCGAGTGACAACATTTTGCGGTGAAGTAATTTCAATATCGTAGGCATATCTGCCATTAGTGATTGCTGCTGTCTGTGTGTTAGTCGCATGACACGCAATAGTTCCTGTATTACCGGTGATAGTAATACCGCTTCCTGTTGTCAAAGTCAATACTGCTGTTTTAGCCAATGGGGAAGTGCGTACTTGAAGTGCTGCTGTGTAGTTCGTGATATTGACAGGACTTCCACTAGGTTGTTCATAAATAAAAGTTATATACCAATCCGCACCTTGGTCTATCACGGTATTGTAAGTAACTGCCATTTATGCTCCTAGTGCTGCGTTACAGTATTCGCAAATCCTGTTTGTTTTCTTATTTGGCATCTGACATGAGCGACAGATAATCGCGAGGTTCTGTAATCCTGTCAAGGAAACTGAACCATCTTTGAGTTCTGTAAGTGCCCATACTAGAGCATCAAGTCTATCGGGTGATGTGGCTGTATCAGGAGTCCACATTACCATTTGGTCTTCCAACTGTGGAAATGCGCCGACATGATGAACGCGGAACTGTTCGTAGAGAGCCGAGATGGGTTCTGCTCTTACTCTTTTTCCTCGCGTTGCGTGAACTTTGGTGACAGGAACATTTCTATCGACCTGTTGAAGAACCATGACGACCATATCTCCGCCATTGTTTGTTTCGGCGACAATGCGGTCTGCTTTCCATTGATGAAACGCTTCGACTGCGCGTTTGCCCCATTCGTTTGGAGTAGCGCGTAGAGTGTCATCAGAGAGGATATAGAACTGTCCGTCTGATGATGCTCCTGCTGTGATGATTCCTGTTTCATCGCTATCTTCTCCGCTGGTTACTGCTGGGTCAATGGCTACAACTATGCGATACAGAGGTGGCAATTTATCTGCCGTGATTCTGCTTCGTTCTATCCAATCGCGTTGCCATAGTGCGCCTTCTGCCTGTTCTAGCAGTTCGCCGTATAACTCTTGCCTTCCTGTGCGCGTACCTTCGTAGCGCGCCTTCAGTTCCGCAAGTGCGGTTTCCGATAAATTCTTACGATTATCAAAAGTGCTTCCGCGTGTGATATGTACTGAGCCATCGGTGCGTGTCACCCAATCGCGTAACAGTTTGATTGGCTTTGGTGTTGTTGTAACAACTACGCGTGGGCGGTCACCAATACGCAACGCAGGAGCAAGACCTTCTGTCCATGTTTCGTAGGGATACTGCCATATTGCTAACTCGTCTAACCATGCGCCTGATAAGTTCAAGCCACGACCAGCATCGGGAGAGTCAGCACCGAACATGTGGACTAGTTGTCCGTCTTTGAAAATTACTTTGTATGAGGACTTGTTGTAGATGTAATCCTCGTCGCGCTTCAAGCCTCTGTGTTCTAGTGCTTTGATGAATCCACTAGGACCTTCTACGCAGATGTTCTTCGCATCGCTGAAAGTCGGCGCGATGATTGCCCATTGTGTCGGCACACCATCAGGAGCCTTCGGGTTATCAATAACCTGCTTGGCTAACCATTCGCCACCAGTTCTTGTTTTGCCCCAACCACGACCTGACAGAATAAGCCAAACATTCCAGTTGCCTTCGGGTTCCTGCTGTTCAGGTCTGCCGATATACCACCATGGTTTACGAACAAGGTCATAAACTAATTGCGGTGGAAGCGCATCAATCCAGCGTTGGCGTTCCGCTCGGCTCTTCTGCTGATACTTCTCCGCTATTGATTGACTCATTATCGCCTTCTTCTAGAAATGCCAAGACCGCCTTCTTTGCTTCTTCTAGCGACAGAGGAACAGGCTTACCTTCGGGACCTGAAATCTCCTGCCGAATCTTATCGTTGCGACCCCATCTATCGCCATGCTTGCGTTCTAGATACCATGCTGCTGCTTGCCATGTTCCGTTGTCTGCTGCTTGACGGATACGAGCCACATTCGTAACTTCGGCTTCCGCTTCTGCTCTTTTTATAGACTCCCGAAACTCCCGATAAATCTTAGATGCGTTGGGCTTTGACCCCATATCTAACCAGCGATAGAAAGTTGTTTCGCCGATGCCGTTCATTTCAGCAGCAATCTTTGAGTAGTTACCTGCGCGTATAGCGAGGCAAATGCGCTCTTGTAACTCTTGTGTGAGTTTGAGTGGTCTAGACATTCTGAAGCCTTCCGTACTTTGCGTGGGTTATTGGCTTCAACTTCATGCTGACTGCTAATCCATCTTTGAGTTTGACTTTGGCTAAATCGGGATAGCGTGATTCAACCCAATGTAGTTCTGTGGAGTGCCGTTCCGCCCTGCTGATGCCTTCTGTTTCTTTCACCATAGCATCTATGCCACCCTTAGCCCAATACTTGGTTTTAGGACATAGATATTCGGCGCGTACTACCGCACCATAGCGAGTGAATGCTCTGAGTGTGCTGTGATGGTCTTCGCCTGATGAAGTCATGCGGCGTTCAGGGTCACAATGAACCCAGTCGCCAGCGATTGCGCCCATAAAATTAGCGCAAATGAATCGCAGACCAACTGTTACATAATCTTTCATAAAGAAAGCATTCTGAACAGGATTGATGCCCCACAGCGTAGTTTGTTCTTTCGCTGTTATGTCGAACATCGTATTGACGAACTCAACAAGGTTGCCAGCGAAAGGAACTAATTTATCACCTATCTTCTCCAATAGGTCATCAATGTCATCATCAAGACTAAATACGCGAGTACCTTTCTGAAAGTAATTCAGATAGAACTTGCGTTGTGATGATATGCCCTTCACGCCGACAACAATGTTGTATGACGGTCCGATAGTTGCGCGATATCTGATGTATTCATCTTCATCGGCAACGAACACGAATATACGCGAAGGTTCAATGTTATGTCTTGCTAGAAATGCGAGAGTTTGGTCACGACAGATTTCCTCACGCTTGTATGAGGGAACAGCAACAACAAAGTCCATCAGCGTTTGCCGACTTTGAACTCCGTTTCACCTTTTACAGCCGAAGCAAGACCGACCTCGCGTTCTGTTCTTCTTTTACGCGCCTCCGCTTGTTCAACTGCGTAGGTGAAGCAATCCTTCATACCACGCAAGCAATAATAAACAACTGTGTATCTGTATGCGTCTTTTGTTACATGCGCAATCGGTGTTACGCCATGAAGCAGACGGAATCCCGGGAAAAACAATACCCAGCCATCGCGACATTCAATCGTCAATCCGTATTCAGGCATTGACAATGCTCCGCCTCGTGTGCCTCTACGAATAACAGGCATCGCTGACCACATATCAAAATTGTTTCCGTCATAGTGATAAGGCAGCGTAGAAGTCTTGTTGATAACTCCGCTAGTCCATAGCGAGTCTTCGCTGATACGCCACTCTTTATCTACTTCGCTGGTTTCTTGAACATCAGCGTCATATACATCAGGCGCAATCTTGCGCATAATCTGTGAGAGTCTATCTGCGGTACGCTCTAATACTTTATGAACATCAGGTTGGTCGTATGACAATGATGTTGGGCGGCATGCTTCGCGTGTTTGAAATGGTTTGCGTGGTGCCATACCGAAAGTGCGTGAATGATTTTCTGTGCCTGTTGATTGGCGTGTTACGCCTGATGATGAATATTTGACATCGCGAACTGCTGCGCGAAGTTCAGGAACCATGTCAGTAGGCATAGGCATATAAACCATAAATGGTTCGCCTGTTTCCTCATCAACATAAATACCAGCCTCGGTGATATTTGGTTCAATATCAGGTACGAGTTCGCCACGCATTTCGCGCACGGCTTTCTTGTCAATGAGTCGCTTGACTTTGACTACGGGTAAGTCTGTATCAACTGCGGTTGTCATGATGGTATCTCTTGTCCTGTATATTCAGAAATTACTTTCAATATCGCTTCTGCGTTACTGTCTAACGAAAACTTATCGCGTAACTCTGTGAGGCGTTCAATCACCCATACATATTGAGGATTAGGATATTCGCACATCAATAATCTAATTGTGCGTTCCGCATATCTATCGGCGCGTTCTTCTAGTGTTGGTCGCTTTTGAACATTCTCGTATTGTGCTGTTGTCTGCGCGACTTTCCATTCAGGCATTTGTTTTTCTTCAATGAGTGCGAGCAAATCATCAACATCAGCAGGAACATAACCAGTTCCAACTAAATCAATCTCGCCTAACAAATCTAATAGTTTCTGTTCATCATATACACCAAGGTCAGCAAGACGATTATCAGCAGCAACAATTTTCTTTGCTTGCGCATCATCAACATCTAACTCAACAACATCTATTGTTTTCCAACCAAGTTCTTGTGCTGCTTTCCACAAGTGATTACCGGCGAGGATTTGACGCGTTGATTTCTGAACCACAATCGGTCGGTATTGTCCGTTGGCTTCTAATGATTCAACAAGTGCCTTGACATTACCTTTGCGTGGATTGCCCTCAAATTCTTTGAGAGTATCTATCTGTACTGAAATAGTTTGCATATCGCCTCCGATGCTATACAGAAGAAGCCTGTCAGACGCGGAAGGGTAAGAAACGCATCAGGACAGACTTCTCCCATTGGCAGGAAGTGTAACACACTTAGGCGTAGAAGTATTCCTACTTCTGACCCAGTTCGCCTCGGCGTGTTTGTAGTGCCAGCACATCTTGTAGCCGAAAGGTATTTCTACGAGATTGCCTTCCAACTGGCACTAATTGTTTTCTGTGAACCAACTGACGGAGGTTGTTCTTGCTGATTCCCAGAAGCATGGCTGCTACTTCGCTATCTATAATTCCGTTGCCTTCGGTCATATTGCCTTTCTACCATTCAATGAAAATCCAAAACGGACCGAAATCTATATTGAAAGACCATCTATCAATGCAGATGCCGACACCGAAACGCTGACTAATGCCACCACCAATTGTTACTTTGCCCAGTTGCCAATATGTGCTTTTTACCATGGGAAATCCTCTATTGGTTCTTCGTCTGATTTATCAGAGCGAGGTTCCTGTGGTTCAGGAGCATATTTTGGAACTAGACCAACACCATCAGCGTTGATTTCTAGCGCGGTGCGTAAATTGCCTTCTTTGTCTGTATATGTTGATACTTGTAGCCGACCTGTAACAAGAGCCTTGTCGCCTTTCTTCAAAGCGAGCGCAGTTCCAGCAGCATCACGATTCCATACGAATACGCGGAACCATGTTGTTTCACCATCTACCCATTCGTTGCCTTGCTGTTTGCGTGGAGTATTCGCAAGACTGAATGATGTAACAGGTGTTCCTTTTGGTGTTTTCTTGAATTCGGCATCAGTGCCTAAGTTACCCATTACAGTAACTATTGCCTCACCAGCCATAGCCTTTCCTTTCTAGATATTTGTAAGTGCCTTCCTGTGTAAGTATAACAGTATCTCCGTTTGGAAGCGTAACAGGACACTCCGCAGGGTCAGCCCAACTTGAAACCATGAATCCTTTTTCAAGCGCGTCTTTCGGATTGTTATGAACGGAGTCAGTAGCCAAATTATGACATTCATGATGTAACGCAACGAAATTAGTAATCTCATCTTCGCCACCACGACTTCGTAACTTTCTGTGATGTAACGCCCATGATGCTGGAAGTGAACCACCGCATTTTTCACAGTAGCCTCTAGCCCGTGACCAAACGAGCGCACGCAAAACTTCTAGTGAGCGAGCCATGTACGGAACTCCCCAGTCAAAGGATTCTTACAACCAGTATTGACACAGACGAATTTATCGTTGATACGCATTACGGACCTGTGCGCACAACTCTCACAAGCCATCTCGGATTCGTAGGTATAAGTGTCGCCGTCATTGACTTTTATCCTGATTCGGGTGTGCCAATGGACTATCTCATCGCCTAATGTTTTAGATAATGATTTGCGCTTGCGGACAATTTCTTCCCACGAATAGTCAAGCCAGCGTATCCGTGACATGACCAATGGACATGGACCTACATCAGTTCTACGAACAGGAACAGGTAACGCTTGTTGTAATTCACCTGCTACAAGATATGTAGTTTTGTGTGTCCATTTGTGAAAATCAAGAATCATGCTGAGAGTTGCTAACGGTAACGGATAGCGTTGCGAAAACTTTGGACCTCTGTTTTTTTCACCAGCATCGTGTTTGTAGTATTCCCATACACGAGGATAATCACTCAGTATTTCTTCAAGTAGCTTCATACACCTAACTGCTCAATCGTTATCCATACACCTTCGGCACTTCCGTAGGATTTGCTTGCTTGAATAAGTGTTACTTGGCAGTCGTCAGCATAAGCCACGCCAGTCAAGCCATCAAGTACTGCGCGAATTAGTTTATCCAAATCAGGTTTCACCCATGGCATTGAACGCAAACTCGTTTTTGGTTTCAGATAAACAAACTCGCATGTGACTTTTACGCCACCATCAACAGGTCTGTAACCAGAAAGTTCTGCATTTCTTGCTATGTCTGCTCGCCATACAGCGAGGTCAGTTGCTCTTGCGTGAATAGGGCGACCATTGATGAACTTGAGCGAACCCTGCGGAACAGGTCGCCCTTTCACGAAGAATGAATCCATCAGTACCACCGATTCTTTTGCCAAAACTGCCATGCGTTACATGGATTATTGTAACGGATAGATATGTAATTCAATCCCCAAACTATCTGTCCTCGCGTGTCGTTGAGGAAAGCATTCTTTTGAGATTGCGTATGGTTTGGCATGTTTCGTTGTGGTATCCCATGGTCATTTGTTGGACTCACGGCTTTCGGATTCCATGCGGACTCCTTGCCCCACAGTCTAGATAAACAGGTGAACTGTTTATTTCCCCATGAATAATCAACCTGAGCAATATTGCGTGCGATTGTTCGTGGGTCTGTTAGTTTCTTGACCTTGACTGGGTCAAGCGTAGGGGAAGTAGTAGCCGATATAGGCGCTGTGAAGGTGAATAGAGCCGTCAAATAGATTATGGCGAACCCTTTTACCCTCCATTTTTTCTGAGCCTTCCTAGAGCCTTCTAGCGGTTTTATTGTGCTCATTGAAGTACCTCATAACGCTCTAGTCTTGGAGCGTTCTTCTTCTTCGTAGGCTTTGAATTTAGATACAGTAGAACGCGCTCTCAGGCGTTCACCGAGTTCCTTACTATCGCGGGAACTTTGTTGAATACTTGCGCGCTCAGGGTCGCAAGTAGGACAGAACTTTACACCTTGAAAACGCTCTGATGTAACTTTCGTATTCCCATCTTTTGTAACGGATTTCTTGTCTTCGTAATACTCTACCCATATAAAACCATACTCGCATGGCTCTGTATGCGTACAGATACAGCCTGTTCTTCCACAATGATTCATCACATACCCTTCGTTCGGAATGTACTTCGTTTCGGTTTGAATGGGCATTCTTCAAGATGAGCATCCATTTTCTCGCCCACTCCTTGATGTTTGCCCGATTGCCAAATAATGATAAACCCACAATTATGAAAACAACTCATGCTCTCATAGCCTTCGGGTATCTCATATCCGTTTTCTAGTATCATGCTTTCCTATCTGCGTACATACGCTGGGCTATCCTGAACGCATAACTCACCAAATCATCTAAGTCTTTTGACGCTGCTTCGTCAATGGCAAGTAATGCGATACGCCCGAATCGCTTCGTCATTTGCCCGATGCGACTAATCTCTGCTGAGGTTAGATTGCGAGATTGTAGTTCTGCGACATACCAAGCAGTCAGCGCGATACACGCGCCTATCTCATTCTTGGCATGTAACGAATCCCATTCTTCTTCAACCAGCCTAGACAGATTCCATGCGTTGATGCCTTGCGTTCTAGCGTCTGCCAATTTATCGCTGATTCTTGTAACAGAATCTAAAGCAGACTTCACGCGTGGTAGCGGAATCGGTGTAGCCGATTCATAGACCTCTACCTCATTAGATATATCTATATCTAATGAGTTTGGGTTGGGTTGGGTTGGGTTGGGTTGGGGGTGGCGTTTCTTTTGCGTTTCAGTTGCGTTTCCTTGTTTCTCTCTGTAACGCTTCAAGCGTTCACGCGCCTCAGCCCTTTTGCTTTCAACCTTCTCACGAGTCGGTTGATATTCGTCATACGAACGAATGTGATAACCCTTATCAACTTCTTCCCACAATCCAGCCTCAATGAGGAACTGCGCATCATCTTCACGGCTGAGTTTTGTGTAAACAGCCGAGGGTATAAAACCATCGGTGAGTTGCCTATTGGCGTAACACAATCCTTCAATGTAAAGACGAAACGCTGAATCGCTGAGAGCAATTACTTTCGGGTGGTCTGCGAAGTTATCATCAAGTCGTACCCAGCCCATCTTCAACCTTCCCTTCTATCGGTCGTAGGAAATTTATCAGTTGTTCCACAATAACGACATCACGACCCTCTATGTGATGATGATAATCACCAGCGAATGCTTCAATTTCTCTGATGATTTCTTGACGAGCGTATGTCATGACTTTGATATACATATCAGCAGATAAGCATTTACAAGCCATTACATATTCGCCGGTAACTTTCAATCCAGCACAATCATGCTCGAACATTTTTCACCGCCAATCTGTCAGTTGGTTGTCCGTACTTGTAGGGCACAGTACCGAGCAGTTCCGCTACGGCTTTTTCATCTATTGTCTTGCGACCAGCAACTTGCGACCACGCAATCTTGATACCTGATTGTGTGATGCCATTGACGCCTTCTAATACAGCCTTGATAGAATCTTTCTGTTCTTCAAGTTCGCTGATTCGTTTTGTTATTTCTAGATATTCCTGCGCGACTGTGTCAATCGCATTATCCTCAATAACGACGCCTTCCAGTTCTGCTTTTGGGCGACCAGCGCATCCTTTCTGCCCTGTTTCATCATAGAAACCGCAGTACAACTTACAGAACGATGCTTCTTTCTCAGGCGCAGGTGGCGTATCGGCGAATTTGATTTCACCGAGCCAAGCCATAGCCTCATTGACAACATTGATATCAAATGGTTCTGAGTGATACACAATATCGCGCTCGTCACCATCACGCGGAATACATACCAGCGTAACAGTATCAACTTTGTGTCCAGCAAGTTCAACTAGCCAGCCGTATATCTGTACCTGCCAACGCTGTTGCTTGCTAGGAAAATAACGCAGATTAGATTTCTTAGTTGATTTCCAATCTACGATTTCATGCTTTTCTTTGTCGTATAAATCAACATGACCGACAATCATGCCATCGTCAGACTGCCATTCTTTTTCAATCAAATAGCGTTCTTCAAATGGGTCTTGACGGCGGAATGCTTCCTCTATGTAATTATGAATTGCCGTTCCCATAATTGCGCTGAGGCGTAGCGTGTTCGGATTAGTAATCTCTGCTCCGTTCAATCTACGCCACGCCTTGTGTCGGCATCCACCTATTTCAGATGGTCCAATGTTTTTCTGCTTGCTACGAGCATCAGATTTGCTTGCGCTCGTGACCATCTTGATTAGTTCATTTGCTATGGACATCAACCTCACCCTTCTCTCGTTTTTCCATTAGGTCTTGTATGTGATATCGCCAAGCGTTGAATACTTCCTGCCAAACGCCATCATCAGTTTCCATGCGGCGTAACAGTTCAACATATTCATCATCAGACAACTTAGTCTGTTCCAATGTTTCTTCTACATAATCATCGGCTTCGGCTCTGTCTAACACACACGCAAACATATCTGTATCGTCTGACAGACCTTCAATGATTTCTTTGATTTGTCTAACTTTCATTTACCCTTCCTGTTCTATTAGAGGTTGATTAGATATAACGATGCGAAAAATTCGCGTAACCAGTCAAAGAAAATCGCCCAAGAATATAAATCAATTCCTGTGTTTGAGTTATTTTCAACAGGCGTTTCTGTTGGTGTGGGTTCAGGTGTTACAACTACTGTCGCTGAATCAGTAACGATAGTAACTGTTGATGTATCAACTGTTGTGACAGTTGTAGTTTCCGTAACTGTTGGTTGCGGAGTAGGCGTAGGTGTTGTTACTGGTGCTGGTGTACTGATTGGTTCAGGTTGCGGAGTAGGTGTTGATTCAACTACTTTGGGTGTCACGATAGTTGTAATTGTTGTCGCTGTCGCAGCAACGAAAGTATTCTTATCTGCTTCCTCTTTGACAACCAATATTTGATTTGGCTGTGCGCCGATGCCTGAGTTATTACCCTGAGCATCTGTTCTGCCTTGCAAAACATAACGCTCGCCAGTCTTCAATGTCAATCGTGAATACAACGAATTAGGGTCGCCGCAAACATGAGCGTCACAGACTATGGCGCCACTCACGACTACATTGTTGCTATCAACGATTACATATACATCACTATGCGCAGGAATAGTCATAGTGTTGAGCAACAATAAAGTTGCTCCTAACATCATTACCCTTTTGCGCATGTTAGACCTCCAACGCAGCGCGAACGCTGGTTCCAATAGAACGAGCGATATCTACTTGTGTGCGTACTCGGTTTGAGTTTGCTCTAGCAGCCTTGACTAATGCCTCAGCCTGTTGTAAATCGAACCATTCATTTTCGCATTGCGTAAGTGCTTTATCTGCTACATCGCCAACGCGTAACTTCAAGTTGTTCATACCGATATTCAAGCGAGCATGCGCAATCTGTATTTCAAATCGTGCTTTCGCTGTGTGATATGCCTTTTCTGCTTTGACTAACTCATCATGAGCAGCATCAATTTCTTTGCTCAATTCGTATAGTCGCGCTTCTACTCTGTCAGGTGTTATCGTCATTTGCTTTCCGTTCCGCATGTATTACATGCTTGATTCATGATTATCCACGCACCGCAATATAAGCAACGCGTGATTGGTTCAGGGCGAACCTTCGGTGTGACTGGGTGCGGATATGTCAATGCCCACCCATCGCGCCATGAGTATTCGTTCTTCATTAGAACAGAACACCAGTAGTGAGTTTATTTACCCACACAATACAGTCGTGTCCGTTCTTGTTCTTGCGTAGTCTGCCTGAATCAATGATGTAGCCATCACGGACAAGACTGACACGCGTTGGACGCATAGTGTTGCCATCTATGCCCAATGCTGCTTGCGCTTCTTCATCAGTTGCGCCATCAGAATCGCGTTGTATGTAGAAGTCATATACTTCTTTACGCAAAGAACCAGCGCGTATCATGGCATTCTGTTGAGCCTTGACACTTGTGCGCTGTGCGTTCTTAGGCAGTTGAACTACAACATTATCCTCAACTGCGTGTAGCGGTTCACGATTGCGCATCGCTTTGTGGCGATAATGGTCAGCGATGATTACATCATGAACCTGCTCAATCGTTTGATGATACGCCTGTTCGCCTGTTGCTTTCATGTTCCTAGCGTCAAAATTTGCTGGGTGAAATAGGCAAATAGAAGTACCTTCATCATCAATCCATATCGCGAGGGCAGGTGTTCGTGTCAGCCGTTCCTCGCACCAATGGCAATAGTCTTCAATGAGTTCCATTGTTACTCCCTTCCTGAGTAGATAAATACGCTACCGCGATTGATAGCGTTTCAATGGTTTTGTTCATGACGGCGAGGGCAAAATCCACATCGCCGTCTTGAGATGCGTTGAATAACCTGCGTGAGCAAGCCATCATTGTGTCTTGAACATGTGGCGGTAATAACTTAGCCATTGAGGTCTTTGACCATGCCTAACAACAGTTCGCGTAGCGTTGTTTTACTACCGGGGATTGTTGTGTCAAGAATCTTCTCGTGCTTTTTCCAATATGCACGAATGTCCTCTTTGCTTTTCAATGCTTCCATGTCTTCCATGATTGTCAGCATTTCTTCAGGACTGAGTGTTTCGGCAGGAGTATTCACAACTGCTTTCAACTCAACCTTCTGTGGCTTAGGTGTTTCCTCAATGACGACAGTATCAACCTGACTCATTTCATCATCGGTGTATATGCCTGATAGGTCATTCGGGAACGCCTTGCGTAGTGCTAACGCCTCAGCGCATTTAGCCAGCATGAGGTCAGGCATCTTGCGCCAAATAGGGTTGTTAGGAACCGCGTATGAATCCCAGCGAGCAACCGCGTAGAGCGGTTCAGGGAAGCCTTGACGATACACGCCTACCTTTGCTGCTAGTGGTGGCGTCTTAGCGAGCCATACATCAACCCACTTGCCATCTTCACCGCACCAGAACGGACCAGATTGACCAGCGTATTCACCTGAACGCTGTGCCACGATACGCAGACCATCAATACTTGTCTGAATACCATAACGACCACCGCGTTCAATCATGTATATCTGTCTAGCGAATGGGTCTAGTCCTGTCTTTTGTGCCTGATGAAAAAATACGGCAAGGTCGCCGTTACTTGCGTTGTTCAGCCCAAGTTGTTTGAGTGCTGACAGTTGTTCTTGTGACCAATACTTTTGGTCACCTGTTATTGCGAGTGTTGTACTCATGTATGCCTTCCCTTCGGTTTAGTTTTCTGTCTTGATTGGTGTGCGTAAATCTTTACGCCACTCTTGGATAGTGCTGTATTTCCATAGCGGAGTGCGACCATACTCGCGGTCAGGCTTGGGCATTTGACCACGAGCCTTGTATGAACTGATTGTCTTGGGTGATACGCCAAGCAGTTCCGCTACTTGTTTGCTTGTCAAATAGACGAGATTGTTGCCAATCATGTCAAGATTATCTCCTTTTTTGAATGTACCTAGTCGGAACGCTTGCTCGTCCATCAACGGCCATACATACGGAATGTTGTATGGCACATCAAAGGTGTAATAATCTGAATCTTTGCGAATCAAATTAGAGCGATGCGTTAGATGAAGTAACTCGCTATTGACCCACCAAGGTGTGGCATCGGTGCCATCAATAGCGTTAGTAAATTGGTCATACAACGAGTCTTGAAAACCACGCTTGACCCACTCGGTACACATAACAGCACCATAGTTACATAGGTCGTTGATGTGACCAGCCCACATGCGTGTTGCTGGGTGATTGACCCATGCGCCTGTGTCGTTGTAATCACCGCGAAGTGCTTTGACGATTTGCCATGCCTCAACGCGTTGTTTGCCTAAACGCTTATCGTCTAAGCAACGCGCTGATACGCCATAGTTTTCGTGCGGTAGAAATGTTTGCATTAGTACCCCCAAGTAAATGAACATGTCGTTGCGTCACAGTTCCACCATGAGCCATTGATAAGCACAACGATTGCGCCAATCAACAGACCGAATGCGATACCGGTGACGATACGACCACGCCGAGTCAAGTTTGATTTTGATTCTTGTGCGTCAATAGCCATGAGGCGTAATGCCAACAGGGTTCCGAAGAACCCTGCGACAACATAAAGTATTACTGGATATAACATGATTACCCTTTCGTTAGTTTGTTACGCAGGTTCTTTCACTTTACGGCGAGGGTGACTGCGTAGAACACCATCGCGTTTTGTTGTGGTGTTGTGACCACATATCGGGCAAGGATTTTTACTACCAGAAGCGAAATTACTTTTCTGTAATGAACCTTCGCATTTCTTGTTTGACTTGCCTGATACTTTCGTTGCCATATTTGCCTTCCTAGTCATTACACCGACCACCTTGGTCGGCGTCCTATTTTACAGTTTCACGCTGTCGCAACTGAGGCGACCCACCGCGTCTAAATCACGCTCAAATAAAGCCCGTAGCAGCCGTTTAGAGTCGTTTTCAGCCAAGGGCTGAGGGATTACCCCCAACCCTTGTTCGCTAAGGCTTCTATCAGGCTGAAAGCAATTCATGAGCACGGCTCTTTAGTGAGGATTCACCAGTCAATCTGCGTTCAGCGCGAAGTGAATCTTTGTTTTCAGCAGAACCACGAACAGGCTTGAACCAATCAACATATTCGGCGACTGCGTTGTAAGCAGCCCAACGAGTATTTTTGACAATAGCCTGAGTGTCGGCTCGCCACAATCCCATGAGTTCACCGCGAACGCGTCCTACTGAATTCTGTTTGCGCTCGGTGGCTTCACCCTTGGGTTCGGGAATGAGGACCTCAATGAACTTCTTGTATTCGTTGTCTGTCATCTTGGTATCAAGTAGTCGTTGAACCTCAATCTCAAATTGTTCCTGTTGCTTGAACACAATGCTGAGAGCGTCACGCGCTTCCTGAACTTTCAGCGTGGCTGATTCAGTATGACGCAGAGTTACAGATGAACCACCGACCATACCTGTCAAGCCATTGGTACAGATTTGGCGTAGGAACGCCACCTGAATACGGAACGATGAAGAACCATCGTGCGAGTTGAAACAGTTGAGGTAGGTGTCAATCACATCAGCACCACCAGCAACCTGAACACTCTGCGGCATTTTCATCGTGATGTAACAGCGCGCACCGCCATTGATGATACCTGCGCTGTCATAGTTAGCACCTGACTCATCAACGATATTGTTGAGCATGTCAAATGCGTCTTTGTTTTGTATCGGCGTGTAACGATTGCCGACTACGCCAAGCGGTTGAAGTTTCTTGCCGAACTCGGCGTATGTAATGAACTTATTGTCAATCGTCAATGTCTGACCATCAACAACAGTTGATACTGCTTGCTCGCTGACTCGCACAGTAAAGTCAAGCCCACCGAGTTTGATTGCGTCCTGCGCTGTCATGGCTGCGCCGACTGGCTTGCCAATCTTGCGCCATTGTGGAACGCGTTGATTTGTCGTTGTCATGATTACCCTTTCGTTGTCTGATGAACTCATCAGCATAGGCATTTACCTATGGACACCCAACCGAGTGGCTGGGTGTTTCGTTCTACTTGACGATTTGAACAATTGGCTCCAAGTCGTCAATACCAGCGCATTGAATACATGAGTAACAGCGATATCCTGGGTATTCTGTTTCTTCACGCAAGATAAACTGGTCAGGATAACCGCAGTTATCGCAGACATAAGAAACCAGTTCGCCGTCAATGAAACGAGCACCGGTAAGCCATGTGTAAACAATTCCCGGAGTATTGACTGGGTCAATAACTTTCATTTCTGCTTTGATTTCTTCTCTACGCACGAGCATTCACCCACTCTGCTAAGTGACGCTGTAATTCAATCTCGTTGGCTGAGTCATTGAGGTCACGCGCTACTTCTACGGCTACGCCATAGTAAGGAGTTACGAATACAGGTCGTGTTACTGAACGCGTATTCATGAACTTCATAAATTGGTCATACTCAATGACCGCAGACTCGCCTGACTTCATAAAGCCTTCACGAATACAAGCATCGCCAAAGTAACCGCCTGATTGAATCGGTATGAATGTTTTGCTTTTCATGATTTACTCTCCTAGTTTTCTTCTGCTTCGAAGTCTTCGACTTCGGTTGAATCGTTGTCGAACTCAACATCATCGTTGCCTGTGTAGCGAATAGTGATGTCAAAGTCATGCTCGTCAATACTTTCAATATCAAAGTCAATCGGCACAGTTACATCGGCTGTGTATGTGACATTGAAACTGATAGTTACATCTTTGCTCAATTCAATATCTAACTCGTTGGCTAACTGTTTCAATTTGCCAGCGAAACTTGAATCAAGATTGTCTTTGATGAACTCGGTGACAGTATCAACAAGTTCTTGAAGCCGAGCGCGTGTTGAGCGATTAGCCTCTTTACTTGCGTCTAACAGGCGTTCGGTACCAGCGAGTGCGTCAATAATGTCAGCCATGCTGTGTGTATTGACGAACTCAATGGCTTTTACTTTGTGTGTATCTACTGCTGTTTCTGTTGTTACTTCGGTCATGATTTTACCCTTCATGATAGACAGACGATTGGCTCGTCAGGTGGCGCAGTCACGCCACGACTCTGTACCGAATGGCACAGAGTTTCGCCATTACGCTCTATCCGTATAACTCGTACTCCTTCTCAAGAGCCATGAACTCCATCTCGGCTTCATGACAAGCCATGAGGAAATTGTCAGGATTGCTGACATATCCAACACGAACGCCATCGTTGTATTTGCCGAACCATAGTTCGTAGTAGCCATCAACTTTGTACATGCGATAGTTGTCAAGTTTGCGTAGTGCTTTCATGATTAGTTACCCTTCTTGTTGAGTTGTTCTTGCTGTTCGTCTAGCCATATTTGGAAAATAGCAACAGAAGCAACTAGTTCATTACATAATTGCCCTGCATCTGAATCATTACTGAAATCAGTAATATTTTTTGAATCACGCATGATTTGATTTGCTTGCTTCATCAAATCTTTCGCGTAACGGAAGTTACTGCGTACATCAGATTTTGTAGTTCTGTCCATGATTACTTACCTGCCCTTGCTAGTAGGAGTTCGCGGTATGGCTTCATCAAATTGCCACACACTTCTTCAAGTTGTAACAGATGTGTTTGAATGCGTTGAGCATGAGCATCGTCTGTTGGTGTTTGTATTTTGGCTTGTCGCCAAGCAGCAGCGAGTGACTCGGTAATGTGGAACAGTTGATAAACACTAAGTTCAACTGTTACTGTTGATGGAACTGTTGTTGTTGATGTAGACATGATTACCCTTTCAAAATTACTGAACTCGTCAGTAGCAGCGAATACTGCTAGACACGCAACTGGGTGTCGCGTGTTTCGTTCTAATGTAATTTGCACCTTGCGGATATAACTGTAAGTTCATCAGCCGTTGCGCTAGGCAGTTATTTGTCACGCGCTCGCCGAATGAATCGGGTCATCGCGAATAACTAACCACGGAACCTAGAACTGGTTCGGGCGTCGTCTGATTATCACCAGCCGTCACTATGTAATTTGAGAACCATCGCGCTTCCGTCACCCAGTCCCTGCTTACTTCGACTGTAACTGGAACACCGTAGCCTTCCGATTTTCTCTATCGCTTTTTCACTTCTGGCAACCGCTTCGTTCGGAGCACCCTTTGCCGCGTGTCGATGGGAGCAATTCTACCGCCTCAGACTGTAAAACACTACCCCCCGACTCGCCGAGTATTACTCGGGGAATGAAGCTTCATTTTTCAGGGTTGCTAGCAGGGAGCCGTCAGAAGGGGTAAATTACCGCCATGGCACTAGCACGAGTAGTAATCAATCTTGGTGGTCTAAATATCAAGATTGAACAAGACGCACCATATCCTGACATAGTTACTGATATGTGTAATCGTGCTGCTGTTTTATTTGGAACATCTATCGCACAAGCGAAGGCTGCTGATTTAGAAATTATGGCAGCAACTTGGGTTGATTATGGCGATGATGATGAAGAAGACGAAGACGCATAAAAAAAAATAACCCCCCACCGAAGTGAGGGGTAATCTTTGTTTGTTGCTACGAGGTTGCTAATTGACCAGCACCAGCGACATACGCAACTGCGTCAATGTAGTTATCCGTGTGCGTTGGGTCATTAGCAATTCTAGAAATTTTCATTAGTGCCAACATACAGCCAACCATGTGTGGCGGTATTGGTTCATTTAGTTGTAATACGGCTGACCACAATTTACCAATGCGTTCCCATGATTCATGAATGTCGCCATAAGTATCTTGTCTGTCGCCGGCAATCAAACAACTTGCTTCCGCAAGAATATCGTCAAGTTCCATTAGTCTAACCAAACTTTATATGCCGCAGTTACGCGTCCTTTGATTGGGTCAATGAAGTGAAGTCGTTGTGATGGTGTTGCGCTTGCTGCCAACATGACACCAGCATATCGGTTATCCGATTCCGTACTGCCTGTTTGATAGACGCTTCCTTGTC